TCCTGCGTGATCTCGCCCCGCTGGACGTAGGTCATGCCCAGATGGATGATCCGGTCATGCGCCAACCCTACCAGCATCTTCCGCTCCGCGTCGTTCTTGTCCGCCCGCTTGGCCACCAGCGCCCACAGGCCGCCGCTTGTCAAGATGGCCACCGCCAGCGGCACGACGATTTGGCTTATCCATGCTTCCATCGCCCGCCCTCCTTTCCGCCGTCTCCGGCCCATATTTTTCGCAGATGGGGCAGATCATGCGCCCCTCGGGGATCACCGCCCCGCAGCATACACAGGTCATGTCGCCGCGCCCACAAACCAGTCTGGGTCAGCCCATGCAGGCGGTACGCCGTCCTCCAGTGCGATATACACCGCCGTTCCGTTCGAGGTGTAATGGTGCCCCATTTTGACCGCCATGCCATCGACCCAGTACCACGGGTTCTGCCTCGTTCCCAGCGCCGTGGGATCTTCCACCAGCTCCCACGCGAAGCCCGCAGTAGAGTTGTACATGGGTTGCCATCTGTACCCCAACTTCGGCTCCGCGCTCGGCATATCCTGTACGGGGATGCTCTCCAGTAGCAGTTCCAGTTTGCGCTCGTCCGTCAGCGGGTTCGCGGCTCTGCTATCTGCCTGTTCCGCTTTCTGCGTGGCGGCAATTTCCTCTGCTGTCATCTCCCGCACAAAGCCGTTTTCACAAATCTTCATTTTCTCACCCCCCACAAAGAAAACGTTCCATACAGTAGGTTTTCTGTGTGCTGATACCCTGCAAGCTCGACTTCGTGGACCTCAGTGACAGTAGTCGCTGCAATACCTTCCGCAGCCTTTCTTCCGGTGCTTTGGTCGTAGACAAGGCCACACGGGAGAGCTCGACCAATCACGTCATTGGCAATTGCTGCACCGGAACTAGGATGGCGCACGTAGTTTGTTTGGAATCCGCCCAAACCAGAGTTATAGGTGCCTTTGCCGTTCACACAGAACCACCCGTAAACGTTGCCGTCGGTTTTGGTGGAGTTGGTTTTTGCTGAGAACGCAAACTCCTTTAACGAAAACGCATTGCCGTTACTGTCTTTGTCGATTTTGATGACCCTCGCAGCATCAGCTTCAGCAACTTCGAAGGTGTTGATAAGCTCCCAAGTCTCACCGCCAGAACTGCCGCCAGTCGGTATGGTTACTGCTCTAGCCGCACTACCGTCATAAGATACAACATTGTCTCCTATTGTAATGGTAAGGGCGTTGGGATTTGGGAGAGCTGAGGGGACGGTAGGAATGTCATCCTTGCTGGCGATTTCTGATACGAAAAGATACCATCGCTGGTTCCACGTTGCCGTGATCTCTATAATGCCTTCGCCGGAAAGATGAGGCTCAGCGGACGCGCTGAACGCTACCAGATAGCTACCGCTGGCCGGAACGATCGCCACCAAAGGCAGCAGGAACGGCATGCCCCTATACAGGGCTGTCATCTGCACAACAGCATAAACCGCATATCCATCCGTGTACGCCTGATAGATTTCCGCAGGTGTTTTGTCTCCAGTAGGCGTATTCAGCGTGCCGGTAATGTTCACATACCACGCTCCCGGTCCTGTATACAGCCCGCCATTGCTATCCACGCCCACGCCTCTTGTCATAGCGTTAGTCTTAGCAACAGGCTTTACGCCGCCCAGTGTATCAGCATCGGCAATAGGCAGGTCGTATGGTGTGCCAGCGCCGATGTTTTTGCGAGCTTGGGACTGCTGGTCGGCAGTCAAAGTTTGTTCGCCATACATCACAATGGGAATTCCATCCTCTGAAGCTGAAATCAAGCCGTTCTGATGCCAAATAACAACATTGTACTTAACGACAGACGTATTGTGGAGGCCTATATGAAAAATAATTACCGGTCCTGCTACCTGTCCTGCGGCATAATTGACGAACGGAATAGCCAAACTATCAACCATTGCATACACATAACCGCCAGATTCAATCAGCGCAGCAGCGTCATCCCAATTCTTATCAGCCGACCAGTAACCATCATCGTCTCTCGTGAAGTTGACGCACATGACCTCTTTGGGCACATCGCCCCACTCGGCCTTATCGCCGTCATTGGTCAGCATCTTGCCAGCTGTATCGCTGGACATGGCGGGGAGAGAGCCCCCCTGCGCCTCTCCCGGAACCACGCCGCCGTCATCGCCGACGACCAGCGCCTTCCCCGCGTTCTCTGCGCCCTGGTTCTTGTCCAGCTTGCCGTCCAGCGCCTCGATGGCCTGGGCGTAGCCGTCGGGCGTGGGGTCGCGCTCCTCGCCGCTGTCCGTGGTGATGGCCCGGTTGGCAAAGAGCTTTACCGGGCGGGTGGTGTGGATGTCTCCGGCGAACAGTCCAACGTGGAACCAGTCATTGACCGGGATGGCGGGAAGTGCGCAGGTGTTGCCGGTGAACAGCACCCGCTCATAGGTGCCGTCCTTGTAGTTGACCTGCATGGTGCGGTGCTCAAATTGGGCCCACTCCTCGTCCAGCTGCCACACCACGGTGTAGTCGCTGTTGTCGCAGACTACATACTGCGGCCCGGACACGACGATAGGCACCTTGTCCACGACCTTAATGACAATAGGCTCGATCATAGCGCCCTCCTTACTGACGGCCAAGGATCACCGTCACGCTGTACTCCTTGCTGCGGCTGTTGTAGGCTGCGGAAGCGTCCAGCACCGCGTTATAGCTGCCCTGTATAGGCACCGGGAAATCGTTTTCCACGATCTCTACCGTGGTAAACGGCTGCTTGACGGTGCTCAAATCGGGCACGGCTATGTCGTTGGCACTCAGTACCTTGCTCATGCTGGCGTTCAGCGTGCCGCGGTTCAGGTTCTCGCCGAAGAAGTCCACGTTGATCGCCCGCTGCGTCTCCAGATTCCGGTCAAATACGATCTGCATAATTACCCTCCTTACTTGTCGATCCAATTGATACTGCTGATGATCCAGAGCTTGTCGTAGTCGATCAGACTCACCGTCTCGTGCCAGTTGTCCAGCACCAGAAGGAATCGGCCCTGCTCGTACTCCTCCGCGCCGATGATCGTCACGCTGTGGTCTTTGTAGTAGCCCCTGCCGTCCCGCCACAGGTTGAGGACGATGGGGATGTTGCGGCTTACGATGTCCTTGACCGTGTGCCACGTCCAGCCCACGCCCTTGCCGTAGGCGCTGCGGGGCTTGCCCGGCACGTCCCGCCGCCGAATGAACTCCCGCATGATGGCCTTGACGGCAAGGGGATTGGTGCCCCACTTGTCGCCGTTGTAGAGATACTTGAGGGCGATGCCCTCGATGTCGCTGTAGTACTGCTCCCCGAAGATGCAGGCCAGCGAGGTCAGCGTGCAGTCCAGCCGCTTGCCGTAGTTCTTCTGCAAAAGCCCCTTCAGGGGGATCAGCTTGCGGTACAGCTGCTTGCCCCGGTCAGGGTACTCGATGGGCAGCCAGCTGTAATCCAGTCTGTGTGCCATGTTAAGCCCTCCTAGCTGTTGTTGTAGTGGTTGATGGCGGCATTGATGGCCGACTTGAGGGAGCCGCTGCCCTCGAACAGCGCCGCCTTGACGCTGTCGCCCTTGCTCTGCGTACTCGGCAGCGTTCCGTAGCCCGCTCGGTTGCTGATGGCCGACCGCGCCGCGTTGAACGTGGCAGCGTAGATGGTCGCGCCAGAGCTGACACCCGTATAAGGAGCGCTGCCTCCCTCGGCCTCTGCCAATTCCTTGATCTTCGCCAGCAGATTGTTCCACCGCCCCGCGGTCAGATTGCTGATGGGCTGCCCTTTGGCGATGTTGGCCGCGTCCCATGTGGAGTTGTTCCAGTAGAACAGATCAATACTGCTTTTGGTGGCGATGATCTCCGCATAGAAGCGGCTGGTGCTGTAAGTATAGGACGGCTCGTCCGTGTCCCGCTCCAGCGTTGAGGTCGGCGTAGTGGCCGTGGAATTGGCGTAGAACCGGAAGATATACGGCCTTGCGTAGCCCGTCGCCTTTGCGATGCCCTTAGCCGTAACGGTGGAATTGAAATTGACGGTGATAGCGTGGTACACCTTGTCCCGGATGTCCGATTTCAGCACACCGTCCACATACACAGACGCGCCGTTGATGCCTGCGCCAAGCTTGATATAGCAGGTGTACTCCGTCTTTTTCCACACGGCGTAGACCGTAACGCTCTTGGGGCTGCTGGAGCTGGTGGCGTTGGTGACGAAGCTTACCGTGCCGTCGTATGTTGTAGTGGCTCCTTCGCTGCTGCCCCACCCAACAAAGGTATAGCCGCCCCGTATAGGCGTGGGGAAATTGGATACGTCGTAGTTGACAGCGCCGCCGCTGCCGCGCGTAGACAGCACCGAGGATGCCCACGCTGTTGTACCGTCGGAAAACTGTCCGCCGTTGGCGTCTGCGTGCATCTGGTAGTAATAGGTCGGCGCGTAGGTGGCCGACAGTGTTACCGTCCGCGTGCCGGGGCTGCTGGGTGCCGATATGTAGTGATCGTTGTATACGCCGTTGGCGTTGACCACCGTCCATGCCGATCCGCTGGATGGCGTGGCAATGACCGGGTAGGTGTATCCGTCCTCATAGCTGGCGATGTTAATATACAGCCGTCCTCCAGCGCCCACATCCACCGTGAAGTCGGTGCTGGCCACATTACTGGATACCGAAGTGTTGACGCCAAACCCCACCTGCTTGATGCCGCTGCCCAGAACCACCTTGACCTTATAGCTGGTGGTGCTGCCCGTCTCCGCCGTTATATAGATTGTGCGGTTTCCGGTACAATCTATCTGCTCGTGCGAAAGGATCGTTACGCTGCCGTTGCTTACTGTGGCAAATTTCCACGTTTTTGCACCGCTCGTCTTGCCCCAATACAGCGTACCGCTCCACGACAGGTATCCGCTGGCCAGAGCCACGCTGCTGATCGTGACGCTTGACGTAAATGTAATTGTGTTATATCCCTGCGTCCGCTTCGCCGTGTTGCCATTGGAGAACTTAACGCTCTCCAGTTGGAGCGGGAAGTTTACGGTCAATGTTGCCATAGCGTCACCCAAACACAGCCGCGCTGCCCACTCCGGCCAGAATATCCGCCCACGTCTTTTCCGTCGTGCCGCCGCTGGAAACCAGCGTCACCTTCGCGCCGCCGATCGTCACATTGTTGCCACCGCCGCCGATGCGCACCGTTGTACCGACCGATGCGGCGTTGGCCGTGAGGTCGGACACATATAGCTCGCTCAGCGTATGACCCGCGTCCGAAATAGCCCCGCTTGCTACATACCCGCCCACGCTGCCGCCGATAATCTTGGAGGCGTACAGGCTCTCAATTTGTGCGTTTCGGATCGTCGCGTTCTCGATGTCGATATATTGGGCGGCAAGCACGCCCGTAATGTTCGCCGTACTCAGATTGATGGATGTCGCATTGATATCGCCGTCAACATTCAGGGCATTGACGTGCAGGTCTACCTTGTCGGAGCTGATCTCCACACCGTCCTTTTTGAGGACAAACGACGAACCGGTGGAATCGCTGGACACTTCCAGCGAGATTTTGTCCACCGTCTGATCGATCAGGCTTTGTGCCTCCGTGCCGTCGATCTTACCGTTGATCTGCGTCCGCAGTTCGCTGGCCGTGATCTCCAGATTCGCCACATTGCCCTGCACGTCACCGATCTCGCTCTTGATGCCGGTAATGTCCACTTCCAGTTTGTGATAGGCCCGGTATGCCGCGAACTCACGCCGTTTACTCTGCGGCGCGGGCTTCCGACCCGTTCCGCCGGTGCACTCGTAAGTGGCTCTTGCCCAGCCACCGGCCCATTTCAGCACCATCCGGAAGATGGGCAGCGTCCGCGTGGTGCCGTCGCCGCCCACCACCTGAATGATGTCGCCCGGCTCAATAGCCCAGTCGCATACCGCGTCCACGCTGTTGGGCGTGTAGGCCGGGAATGCGACGAGGCGGTTATACAGATCCTGCGCCTTGCTCCTGATCTCCGCCTCCGTAGAGCCGTAATACAGGGGGTTGTCCAGCACCTGATACTCGTTGCCGCTGCCGTTCTCCGGCAGCATCACGCCCAGATCGGTGTTGGCTACCATCACATGCAGGGCTTCCACAGCGGGCGTCTCATACTCGGCGGGGGAATCGCCAAAGTGCTGATTGCGCGTCAGCTTGACGTTCTGGGCGGCAAACCACACCAGCTCCAGCCCGCCGTTCCGGCTCATCCGTGCATAAGCGCACGCCGTCTCCGCGATCCAGCCCAGCACGTCTTTGCCCACAAGGCCGTTTCCAGCCATAGGAGCCGATGCGATGGATTCCGTGCTTCCGGGGAACGTGGTGGTCTTTAACGTCACACCCGCATGAGTACACAGGCTTGCAAGAAGCTGTCCCCGCGTCAGCGGCCAGGTGAGAGAGGCCCACCAGTCGTCCACGTCCACGTTGAACTTCTGCATGCCGTCCAGAGCCTCGCAGGAGATGTTGGCTACCCTGCGCTGCTCTGGCGTGTTGAAGTAGAACGTGCCCAGCGGGACGTATTCGTATTTGTCCACGCCGCCAGAAGTAAACTCATACGCTATGTTCCCCTGATAGCTGATGCCCCATCCCGACCACTGGCCCAGTTTGTAGGCCAGAAAATCGTTGTCCACGGTCTTTGCCGTTAGGGTACTGCCATCAATGGTGGCCGCCCACAGGTTCGTGCCGTCGCCTGCATACAGTGTGTCACCCACCAGCGCAAGGCAGTCCGGTGCAAACGTGGGCTGATCGCCCGTCACGCCGCTCAGATACGGCGCTGTGGCGTTTGCCGTGATGGTCACGGCATTTGCGGTGCCATAGCCATATACCACACTCAAACCGTTCCCGCTCCATGTGTCTGTACCGATCAAAGCGCCCAGAGACACCTTGCACTTGCCGAAATTGAAGCCGTTCAGCAGGCCGTGCTTGTTCAGGATCGTGGTTTTCAGCTCAGCCGAAACACACTTGCCAACGGTCACGTCGGTTTCTTCGTTCAGCGGGTAAGTGATTTCGATGTCCTTGACATCGTTGAACTTGGTGAAAAACGTACCGTCCTCGAACTGCATCAGGATGTCGGTTTTCACATGATCGTCCATTGCCTTTGCGTGAAACGCGCTGCTGGCCTGATACATTTTCCACCTTCTTTCCTCAGTTCTCGATCAGCGCGATACGGATCGGCATATACGTCAGCTCGTTTCCGTCCACGCTGTAAATGCTGAAATGGGTATCCGGCACATAGAATGTCCCAGTCTGATACGTCTGGGTGTCCGGGCAGAAGAACTCCACCGTGGCTTCCCGCTTCAGGTTGCTCTTGCTGCTGATACCCAGGATGGACACCAGCTGCGCCACGTCGTCGCCCTTGAGGTACGGCGTGTTGAACTCGATCTTGGACGGCGTGTGTTCGCACGTCGACCGGATCAACACGCCGCCCGCGCTTCTGTCCGCGCTTTCCTCAATGCGCTGGTTGGGGGTCGCGTCGTAAGTGGTCAGCTTGATAAACTTTGTGGGAAACACCGTCCCGTTGATTTTCAAAAGATATCCCGCAAATCCGCTCACGCGCTCACCCCCTCACCAAGTCGTAGGCTTCCATACTCTGGCTCACCCACCGCCCCGCAGAGGAGGAGGGTTTTCCCAGTGTGAATTCCTTCTTGGCTGTTGTCCGTGCGCTCTGGTCGATAGACCGGACGTATTCGATCAGGCCAGTCTCTGCCAGCGCGTCGAATACCGCCTGTGCGATGCCGTCTGTGATCTGGTCGTTGTTGGCAACGGCGGTTCTCCGTCCGATGCCTCCCACCATCTCCGCACCGGCCTCACGGGCGATAAACAGCTGCCCTTCGTCCACAAATCCGCCGTCCGCCAAATGGGGAACAGGGATCTCCGGGATATTGATTCCGAAATGCCGTCCGCCGATCACCGGCACCCAATCCGGCAGCGTAAAGCTGATCCGGTTCAGTGCGCGGATGATGGTGTTGACTACGCTGGCGAACAGTCCGGCAATCGCCGTTCCGATCCCCTTCACTACTTGTAGCATGCCTTGCCACGCCTGTTTCCAATTCAGCGTCAGCACGCCAATGACAATGCTCAGAATGCCGTTGATCACATCGGTAAACGCCGCGAACATGGTTTGCAGCACATCTTTTACAAGATCCAAAATTCCCTTGATCTGCTGCTTGATTTCGTAGATCAATCCGGACACGGCCCCGCCGAGAAATCCGTCAAATACGCCGCCGAGCCATGTAAACAGCCCGTCTACCGCATTTTTTGCAAGGTCAACCGCGCCGACCAACAGATTCTGCGAACCCGTCATGAACTGCTCAATAGAACTCAACAGACCGCCAAAATCAAGGTTTGCAAATGCGGCAATAATGCCAAACAAACCGGCGATCATGTCTCCCACATTGCCAAGCGCGTTGATCGCATCTTTCAGCGCATTGAGCACCACCGTGCCAAGCGGCATAAATACGTTGTCCATTGCCCATTGCCAGATCGGCATAACGCTTTTCAGCGCGCTTCCCAGACCGGAAAACGCCTTTGCCAGCGCATCGACCAGTACAGGAGCCAGTTCGTTGATTGTCCACAGCATCAACGGTTCCAGCACCGAGTCATACACTTTTCCGATTGTGTCGAGGACGGCTTCGCCGAATTGCTTCAATCCTTCCCATAGACGTCCAAAGCTTTCTTCCAGCTTTTTGGTGTCGATTTTGTCGAACGTTTCCTTGATGCGGTTTATGCCGCTGATCACCAAATCGACAAACGGCTGAAGTTTCTTTTTCCATGCGTCGATATTCTCGCTGACAGCACCGGCAAGAAAGTCATATCCCGGTAGGTCAATGCCCAGATCGTTGCCGCCCAGACCGCCTAGACCACCCGCGGAAGATGCATCCGCCGTCTGGGGCATTACGTTCAGCTCATCAAACCCCGCCAGATACTGCTTCAGATTCTTGGCGGAATCCGTGGCATCGCTCAGATTGTCCGCGATCTCGCCGGAACCCGTTGCTGCACCGGCAAAGGAATTGTCCCATTCCGGCGCATTCAGCGTCACACCGAACAGCGCCGCAACCGCTGCGATGATCTCTTGCAGCGCTTTGGCAAACGCGATCATCACCGGGAGTACCTTTGTCAGAACGGGGATAAACAGGTTGCCGATGGCTCTTGCCACCTGTTCCAGCTGCGCCTTGAATACGCGCAGCATGTTGGTGGGGTTTTCCAGCGTCCGTGCCATATCGCCCTGCACCTGCGTCACCTGCGTCATCATGGCGTAATACCGCAGCTGCGCTTTTTCCGCCTGCGTCATGGCGGAAACGCTTTTCGTGATGCCAAGATTCAACGCTTCCTGCTGCAATCTCGCCACCGACAGGTCGTAACCAAGCCGTCTTAAAGGCTCCAGCTCACCAGCGATACCGGACTGCACCTTCTGCATGGCGTCCGAGAAATTGATGTTGTAGAACGAAGCGATATCATATCCCAATTGCGTCAGGTTCTTGGACATGAACGCCGCCTTGTCCGCCGCCACGCCAAAGCCGGTAATAATTGTGTTAAATACGCCCTGATTCCGCATCCATTCCGCCGGGTCAATGCCCATTACCTCGGAGACTTTCTGCGCGTAGTTATAAGCCTCTTCCGCATATGCGCCCATCGAAACGGTAAACAGGTTCAAGTCCTCCTGATACTCACCTGCTTTCGTGATGGCGTAGCCCAAAAACTGCGCCACCTTGCGGAAGATCAACAGTAGCGTGGTGAATTTTAGTCCCTTTATGGCCAGCCCAAACCCGTTGGTCTGCGTCTTGGCTTTCTGCATGGCGTTGTTGTATTGGTCGGAGGATGCAATGACCCTCTGGATGCGGGACGGGAAAGAGGAAAACCCGGTGGACACCTTCTGCATCTCGTCCGCGAAGGGCTTCATTGCGGCGGAAAGCCGGGTCATCTGGTCGGCAAACTTTCCAACGTCTGCCTTGTCCAGTTCTGTAATGACCTCCGGCAGCTTTTTCAGCTGGTTGATAAAGCTGCCCATTTGGGACTTGCCCAGTTTAGACAGGGGCCGCAAGCCGTTGGCCAGTGTCTCAAGTTTGCTTCCGTCCGTCTCCTGAATGCCGCTCACCGCCGTGCTGATGGCGGACAGCTGATTGCCGATAGAGGAAGAAATTTTCAAGTCTTTGATGCCGTTCAGTTTCGACAGGGACTCCGCCAGATTCGACAGCTTTTGAGAGATATCCAGCCCCTTCACCGCTTCGGAGATGGCCGCGATGCCCTTTGCCGTGTTCTTCAAACCCGTTGTACCGCCCTGCGTGGCGGTTTTCAGGTTTTCCAGCGCGGTTTTCAGCCGGTTGAGACCGCTTTCGGCGCTGGCGCTGTCGTTGGAAATTTTAAATTCAAGGCCCTGTAATTCCACGTTTTCAGCCATTCGCGCCACCGCCCTTCTCAAATTTCTTGTTCATCGCCAGAGCAAACATTTGCATATACGCTTTGGCTTTCTTATCTCCTGCGTTTTGCTCCGCTTTCTTCTTGTCCTTTGGCCTGTCGTACAGCTCATAGGGCTTGTCGCGGTACGGAACAGGCTTTGCGCCCTTCTTGGCAAAGGCGTGCATCACCGGCACCACGTCCAGCAAAGCTTCATAGATGTACGCGCCTTGCAGCCACAGGTCTTGATTTCGCATGTCCCGTTTCAGCTTCCACGCCTTGCGGTAATAGGTGACAAGCTCCACATCCATTTCCCAGAACTGCTCGTAGCTCATGCCAATGGACAGATAGAACGGAAATACCTTCTTAAAAACATCCGTGTAAGCAAGCAAGGGGGCGGGGTCGTCCCCACCCCCTCCATTCTCGGAAAACAGGTCGCTTACATACCCACTTTCCACGTCGGGTTTCCCTCTTCACCCTCCTCGGGGTCAGAGAGAAGCGTCATGGCGGTGTCGTTGTACATTTCCGCCAGCACCATCACAAGCTCATCCTTGTGGGACAGCTTGGCGAAAATCTCATCCTTCGTGGACTGCTTGGTGTCCCGGTGGTTTGCCAGAAACGCGCCGGAGAACAGCAGCGGGATCATGATGTTAGGCTGATCGGACAGCTTGTTGATGTCAAAGCCGCTGGATTCCATCTGCGCCGCCGTCTTTCTGGTGTATTCCAGCAGATAATTCTTGCCGTTCTTCGCGCCGGAAATGGTCAGTGTCTTTGCCATCTCTTATTCCTCCTCAAGCTGAATGGGCGTGGACGGTGCAATGGTGATGCCGATGTCCACCACCTCGTTGACGCCGCCGCCGGTGGGATACGCGGTCAGCTGGCCGTCAAAGCTGAACTTGCCGTCGCTGCCGGTGGGGGTCAGCACGCCGCCGCTCTCCGTGCCGCCGAACCACACAGCGTACTTCTCGTTCTTGCCATCCAGCGCCTTGAGAGCCTTGTAATCCGTCAAGTCGTAGTTGGCCGTGAAGCTCAGGCCATCCAGAGACTGGATACCGGCAATGTAGGTCTGCATCTTGTCGGAAAGGGTGGTGGTTTCCAGCATCTCGGGGTCGCCGCCAAGGTCGGGGAACTCCTTGATGTCGATCAGCTTGGTATAGGCGGATTCCGAAGCACCCTTGTGCATAAGAAATACGCGATAAGTGGAGATAGCGATAAGTCATCATTCCTTTCGTAATTATTCTGAAAACTTCCAGATGTAACCGCCCGCAAGCAAACGGTCACCCCTGCATACCTTAGAAATGGCATAGGCCGGAACGCCTGTGATAGCTTCCGCGATTCTCCCGCTTTCGTATGTTGCGAGAAAAGCGCCGTTGCGTGTATACTGGCTTACGGCCTTTCTTTTTGACAGTCCAATGTTGCGCCTTGTCTCTTCCGAACGCTTTTGGCCTCTGTTGGATTCTGCAATTTTTTCTTTGTGTTCTTCTGAAAAATGCTTGCCATAATTGAAATTCTTTTCGCCGCGATGGCTTTCTCTCATTTTCTGACGCGATTTTTCAGAAATGATTTTGTGACAACCAACGCCGCCCTCTTCGGAATTGAATCCGAAATCCGGAGATGTCGTTCTGTATTCCTTGATAAGCTCCTGCTCCAGGGCGCTGGCCTCTTCCTCTGTCAGGTTCGACGCAACGACTTCTTTCTTGATTGCCGACCATCCGTCCAAACAAATAATGTCCCAAAGGTCACCGCAAAACCGATATCCGTTTCCATTGTTCCAGCGAGACTTTACCGGCATAGAAGTAGCGCCGATATATTTTCTTCCGTCGCTCACCGTTAAGATGTAGACCGAGTACATGGCGTTACCTCCTGTATAGTTTCGTTCCGTCTGTCTCCGCCCGATACCGGGCTACAAGACGGTAGATGGTCGCATTTTCAAGATTGGGAATGGGGGACAGGGAGATGCGCCGGAAATTCCGGGCATACAGCATTTTGTCGATAAAGCTCATGATCTCCCTGCACTCCGCTTTCTTTCCGGGGGATTTGTTGGAATAGACGTTCACCTCGTACATCAGCGCGGCAAACCGCTCTGTGTCGGAGGAATCCATCCTTTCCGTGGGCATGTAATTGTCCTGCTCCACAATGCTGACGTGGGGAAAGCTGGAAGGGGCCGCCACATACTCGCCGGTAGAAGTCACGCCGGGGAATTGCTCTTTCAGCGCCTGTGCGATAGGCCCGTAAATTTCATTTTCGACGTCGATCACACAAACACCTCCTTTGCCAGCGTGTACACTCTGGCCTCCAGCTCCTTCACTGTCTCATACATGGGCATGTTGGCCGGGTTGCCGTGGGTAATGACCACCGTTGTACCGTTGGGTTTTTCCTTCACAATGCCGTTTGTACCAGGCTCACCGTAGTAGCCCCATGAGCTTTGTTTTCCGTGTCCCTTGCCGTAGGTGCCGCGCGTCATGCCCAATTCGTTGGCCTCCGGATGGTTATCTGTATATGTCACGCCCGTGCCGAACTCGATGAACAGCACAGAAGCGCCGATGGCCACAATGGCCTTTGCACCGCCCTCCCGCTGCTCCACGGACACGGAAACGTCGTTGGTGCCGTCGTATACCGCCTGCGAGAACTTGGCCGACGCGATGGAAAGCCCTTCCTCCGCCAGCCGGTCAATGAAGATGCCTGTCCGCTCCTTTAGCCAGACTTCGTAAGATGAAACCTCTTTCAGAAGCTTTTTGATGCCGGACACGCTCAATGGGACTTGGATCGTTTTCACGACACGCTCACCTTCTGCACCGCATAGGAGATGAAATTTCTCGATTTCGCCACGCGCTTTACGATGTAGTCATACAGCGGCGTGCCGTTTTCCCGGTATTCCGGCTTCTTGTCCAGAAAAAGCACGGTGTTTTCGTCAATAGGGCATTTTAGATCGTCAGTGATAATTACCTTGTCATACGACACGAAATTGCCGAACTGCTCCACCTGTGCGCTTCCCGCGCCGGTGGACACGCTGGCCCGGAGCTTTGCGGCGGGCTTGTAGAAGATCTTGTAATCGCCGGACAGGTTGCCGTATTCGTCTTGTACGGCCTCCTTGCGGTCGTATAGAAGGTAGTAAAGCGGCACCTTATTGCGCTCCATGATTATCATATCAACCTCCGATCACGCCGACAAACGGCACGATGTCCCTCAAAAGAGACGGGGGAACGTCTCCGTCCTCATAGGTGGCGTTTACGCCGTTTTCGCTGTGGGCGGTCTGTCCTTCGGCCCCCCGCTTGTTCAGCAGATACGCGGCGATCTCCACCTGCGCGTGCTTATACCGCTCCGGCACCTCCGTCACGGACGGGTCATAGGGGTACGCCTTGCGGCACACCTTGTCCCCCGCGATAGCCAGATAGGCGGAAAGCGCGTTCGGATCATTCTCGCCTGTCATGGTGCTGACCATTGCGGCCATTTCATCGAAACTCATGCTTTCCGCCTATCCTTTCTTCTCAATTAACCGCCGACAGCGGCAGTAACCGCCTTGGTGTTCACGGGGTTGTCCTCGCTGTTGGCGATAAACACGCTGCGGCTGTAGGTGGGCGCGGTGAAGCTCTGGGCAATGCCCGTGAACTTGCCGTGATACCACTCGGGGCCGTGGTCAAGGCCGATCTGGCCGAACAGCTGGTACTTCTCGCCTGCGCCGGTCTTTGCCAGCTGCTCCAGGAAGAAGTTGCCCTTGCCGGGCACCGGCTGGTACACGGGGGCGATCACGTCCAGATTCAGCAGCAGGGCCGTACCGGCGGGCAGGAACTCGCCCAGGAACAGATACACCACGCCGATGGGGGTCACCACACTGGACAGCCGGATGCCGTTGATCTCCCGTGCGGCGGGAACCACGGTCAGGCCGTTCTGCACAGCGTCGGCGTTGATCTGGAACATGGTGGTGGCATCGCACCACAGGGTCAGACCCTCGTGGGGCGCGTTGCTGCCGTAGATCTTCTTCACCATGTCGGCAATATCCCACAGGCCCAGAGGCTTGGAGGCCATCGCTTTGGTGTTGGTAGTGATGGCGGCCACCAGACCGCGGGTCTTGTTGATGGTGGCGTCAGTGGTTGCCTTGTTGTACACGCCGTTGACAAAGGTGTACTCGATGTCGCGGGCCACCTTCTGCATCTTGGCGGCCACCTGAAAGTCCAGCTCGTTCATGGGGTTTGCCTGCTGGTTGGCAATGTTGATGCCGCTCAGGGTGCCCATGTTGCTCTGCTTGGCGTAGGAAATGCCAACGGCTTCCATGAAGATCTGGGTCACGTTGGTTTTCTGCTCGCGGGTGATAATGGAAGCGTCAGGCGCGGTCAGAGACGCGGTCTCGCTGATGGCGGGCTGAGAGCCGCCGCCGGTGGTGTACTCCTGACCGGTCACAAATTCCACATGGTTGGTGGTCTTGGCTCTGCCGCCGATGATGGAACTCAGGGGAGTGCGGGTGTTGCCCTTGTTAAAGAGCATGCCGGAGTAGTTCAGTACTCCGAAACTGGTTGCGAAAGTATCAGCCATTTATTTGGCCTCCTTTTACTTAGATTCGGCCTGCGCTTGCAGGCGGGTGTAATAGGCCGCCTCTGCGTAATTGCCCAAACTTTGGGCCTCTGCGGCCTTTTTGGCGTAATCCACGCCCTCGCTGACCACACCTGCGCCGGGACGGGGCGTCTTTTTCAGCGCCTCCGCCTTGACCTGCTTGGCGTGGTTTTCCAAAAACTGCTGCTGGTTGGCAAACATCTTCGCCGTGTCGCCGTCCGCCAGCGCCTTTGCCGTGTCCTCCGCCAGCACCTCGTCATAGCCCTGTGCGATGAACTTTGCCTTGTATTCCGAAACCTTCTTGGCTTCCCGCAGCTCCGCAAGCTCTTTCTCCATGCTGGAAACCCGCTCGTCCTGCTCCTGCTTTTTCTTGTCCTCGTCAGAGAGCAGGTCGTTGTGCTTCTTCTTCCACGAAGCTGCTTCGGAGGCCGCCTTGTCGTAAACGTCCTTCTTCACATAGCCGCTGTAGTCCGGTTCCGGAATGTCGTAGCTTTCCAGTGCGGCAAGCTTCTGCTCCGCCGTCATGTCGGCGAAACCTTCAATTTTGCTGGTGTCGATCTTAGGCATAATGTCTGTCCTTTCTGCGCTTTTTAGGGTGCATCTCCGCACCATGCTGCGTTATGTCGGTTCTCTCCCATTTTGCGTTTTTGGTAAGGCGGCTTCTCTGCCGCCAAGCACCCGTTTGGGTGAAATTAACAAAAGAAAAAAGGGATACCGATACGTTTTCCGTACCGATAGCCCCTTTTGGCTGTCCCAAGCGCCCTATGCGTTTGGCTGTTCGTATTCTGTTTTTGACTTCACTTCCCAGATGCAGAGCTTTCCGTTTCTCACGCCGATTTCAACCTTGTGCCTGCGGTTGAGTATCTGTTCGATTGCTCGCACCGCCGCTTCCGACAGCTTGATTTCCTGCATTGATTGCCTCCTGCTTCCGTTCCTGTTCTTCCATATATTCCATGCTCATCTTGTAAGCCAGTTGCGGATCGGAAAATAGACCGCTGTGGGTAAAGGCCAGCACCGGCGCGATCTTCGGGTTGGAGAGCATCATGGTCAGCACGTTGGCCTTTTCCGTGATGTTCTCGTAATTTCGCCGGGTAAAACGGATTTCCAGCCCCGAAAGCTTCAGCGTCAGGTCGCCCAGATCGCGGCAGATGCGCAGAAGCAGCTTCAAAAACTCTTTTTCCGACCGTTTGAACATCAGCTCCGAATCCTTGGCCCGCGCCTCCGCTGCCGACCAGCCGTCCCGCATAATCACGGCGGAACCCGTGTCAGAAGTGGAGGAGCCGCCGTTCCGGTTGGGCATGCCGCAGATGGTCAGGACTGTGTTGTACATGCTGTCCACCAGCGTTTGGGTCTGGGCCTGATTCATTTCCGAGGTCAGATACTGAATTTCCGCTTTCGTCTGTGCGTCAATGTCCTTGAACTTGATGGCGCCCAGCTCTTTCAGCTTCCCGAAATCTTCCGAGGAAATGTCCACGTTGTGGAACAGCATCAAGGCTTGTACGAACTGCTCCACGCCATCCAGACGGTTGCTCTCCACCGTGTTGATGGCGTCCAGCAGCGGGATCACGATCTCAAACGCGCCCAATCTCGCTTTGTTGGCTGGGTATTCGATGATGGGGATGCCAAGATACTGCGGCTCGCTGTGCAGGATGGCCCATGTGTTGTTGACCTCGTAGTAATGATCCTGCGTATAGCAGCTGAATACCAGCGTCCCATCCTTTTTCAGGATGTATTTCACGCCCATCAGAGGTGGATTGCCCAAAGCCGTGGAATAGACCACAAAGCAGAACCGGGGGTCGAGGGTGAAAATCTCGAACGGCGCTTCATCCTCCTCCACGTCCGCCATATCGTCCGGCAGGATCATCCGGTAAGACGTGCCGCAGATGTGGAACCAGTCCGCCAGCTCCTTGTCTTTGGCGGGCTTATCCTCGCTGAGAACGTAATCGTTCAGCTGCATCACGCTCTTTGCGATGCCCTCGTCGTCGCTCCGGCTCACATACTGCACCGGCTCGCCCATCAGATAGCCCACCTTGAAGGATACAATCTCGTTGGCCCGGTTTTCAACGATCTTGTTGTTGATCTCCGGCCTTACGTCCTTCTCCCGGCTCAAAATAGGCTGGTCGCCCCGGTAATAGCGATAGAGGTAATCAATATCCGCCTGATTCTGTAGGTGGATAAATAAAGCCTTTTGCAGCACGTCGATCACATTGCCCGCCGTGACCTCTGCCACATCCGTATAGATCACTCTGCGCCCAAACAATGTCCTCATGCCATGCTCCTTTCCACCTATTACTTCTCCCCCATTGTACCACATCTTTTGGCGTGTTTAAAGAGCAATTTTGCGAGTTTTATTAGAATATTTGCAACTTTTTCAGCAAGGGCGGCGAAAAACCTCCACTTTTGCCCCATTCAGCGCCTGCGAGAACTCCGCCAGCATTGCCATGCCGTCGGGAACGTCGTCGTGCTTGTTCTTTCCCGCCATTGTGTAGGAACACAACATGTCCATCATCCGTCCGTAATCGGTATTTCGCTTATACTTTGTCTCGTCCCGGAATAGAAAATGCTCCTTCACAAACGCGGAATTGACAATGATCTTTGTCTCCTTGTTGGCCGTGGTGTATTTCGTGGTAATGTGGGTGATGCCGCCCCGATCCTTCACCATGCCCTGCACCTTCTCCGCCACTCTGCCGCCTGCGGAGTTGGATTCAAACCGGCATGCCTGCACCTTGTCCCGCACCAGAATGTCCGAAAGCCGCACATCCACCACGTCAGGCAGCCCGTTGTCACATACGCAATCGTCGATGTAGTAATCCTGCCCGTATACATAAGCCACGGGGAGAAAAGCGTAGTCCGTGCCCTTGTCCTTCGTGTCGCAGATACCGATGATGGCGTCCGGCTCCTTGTCCGGCAGCTCAAAAAAGCGCCGCAATTCGTCCGGATGGTACACAAGCCCCTCCCGTTCGATAGGTTCATTCATATACAGCGCCCGCCAGTTCAGCGGCTCCATGATATCTCTCTGTTCCCGGTAGAATTTGGTGGAAAACCCCACCCCATAGGCGTAATCAAAATTGGATTCGTCGTTTCCGTCCATCGCAGGAATGGCAATAAACTTCGCCCTGTCGTTCTTCTCATATTCCCGCTCTAATCTGCCGATCACGTCGTGTACCGACCATCTGGTGGCGATGTGCAGCTCCTTGCAGTGGTCTCCGATCTTTCTCTGCCGCAGGTCGGTGGTGTACGTCTCCCACAGCTTGTCCAACCGCTCTTTTGACAAAGCCACCTCAATGCCGGACACCAGATCGTCGCAGTAGAGAAGCGTCGCCGCACGGTATAGACCGGCGTTTCCCGTGCCGATGGAGGTAAATTCCAGCGTTTCAAAGCGCTGGCACTTGTCCAGATCGATGCGGCAGTCCTTTGCGTTGGTGTTGCTCACCTTGATACCGGGGAATACGTCGTGCCACAGGTATTCCCCGTTCGCGTCGAAAATGCGCAAACATTCGTCGTATACGCCCCGCACGAAGGAATTGCTGTGGCTGCCTGTCAGCATAGGGTCATTGGGGTATTTCCCGCCCAGCCATGTGAGATAGAAGATCGCCAGCGTGGTCTTTCCCACGCCGGGCGGCAGACTGATGGCCAGAAGATCAAGCTGATCGTCCGCTAATGCCTGCAAGTCCTTTACCACCTGCCCCAGCATCTTCTTTCTGGGCGGATAAAACCGCTTTTTCGCCTCCCGGTTCAGCTCCACATACGTCAGATAGCTGTCAAAATCGTAGGGAGCCTCAAATAAAAGGCACTTTCGCCACTGTTCATAGAACTTGTCCGCCGCCTGTGGACACGTTTTGATCTTCTCCCGGCACTCCTGCAAGATTCGCTTGTTTTCGCCGTGTGCGGCGGCGTGATCCTCGTCCTCCCAGTTTCTACACAGGGAAAAGAGGTCAGTATACGCCCCGATATCCCACGGAACCGCTTCGATTTTCGCTCGTATCGTCGCCGCCAGCTTCCTATAGTCCATTTTCCCACCTCCAAACGCAAAAAAAGAGCTACCCGCATGTTTTCCATGCAGATAGCCCCTTTGGCTGTTGCCCCCGCCCTCGCGGAAGCCTGTTCAGTTGTAATACAGTTCGTCGCAGGAAAGGTCAAGCGAATCATTCCAGCTTACGCCATATCCGCCGGGATCGACCTTTACCGCGTCGAACAGCCCGTTTTCCTTCAATGCCTGAAACACAGGCCACTTGTCAAATAGCCGCGATACGTCGTACCGCTTCTTTGTCCCGTCCGTGAACTCCACGTTGAGGGAGAACCCGGAACATGGACTTACCGTTGCCACCTTGTGAAACATAGAAATCACCTCACTCCAGCGGTTCCACCTTTTCAAACTTCTGCGTGTTCCAGATTTCCAGCAGCTTTTCTTGATGCATGACCGCCCACTCCATAACAAGCAGTCTGGCCTTTGCCGGAAGCTTGCCATCAAGCATGTTCAACGTCTGTATATCAAACGTTGCCGCATAATCGCCGTAGTATGCGTGAAAATGCGGCGGATTATGCTCCTGCTGCTGGAAGTACATTTTGATAGAAATGCCATAAAACGTGGAAATGATAGGCATATCCGCACCTCCTGCTTTATTTTACTCGCTTAATAATCTCGATCAGCACCATAAGAGGGAAGAAAAGAATTAACAGCAACGTCATGTTTCATTCTCCTTTCGCCGTTTATACTCGTTTACCGTCCGGTAATAGGTATTCTGCTTCAGCCCCAACTGTTCCATTGCTGAACGACTTGTGCGCTTTCCGCTTTCGACCTCTGCGTAAACCGTCTCAAATGCCGTCCAGTCGATTTTGACGGGCTTTCTGCCCCTGTACTTACCTGCTGCCTTTGCGATGGCAATGCCTTCCGCCTGACGCGCCCGGATGTTTTCTCGCTCCTTTTCGGCAACGTAGCTCAACAGCTTTACTACAATGTCCGAAATCAGCGTGCCAGTCAAATCGTGGCTTTTTCGCGTGTCCAAGATGTCCATGTCCATTACCACAATGTCGGCTTGCTTCGTCTTGGTCAGAAAATCCCACTGTTCGGCAATGTCCTTGTAATTTCGCCCAAGCCGGTCAAGACTGGTCACAAACACCACGTCACCCGCTTGAAGCGCATCTACCATCGCGTGGTATTGTGCGCGGTCGAAATCCTTTCCGCTGGCCTTGTCGATAAACATCTTGTCTACGCCAAGTTTCTCCATCGCCGCTTTTTGCCTTGCTACGTTCTGGTCGGCAGCGGACACCCTGACATACCCTATGTTCATTGTACCACCCCGCTGTCTCTCTGGTCAATGACAATTTGGTCTGATCGGCGAGAACCCGGCTTTCGTTCCTGCACAACAACTTCATATCCCAAAACGTCAAGCATTTCGACAACGTTGTTAAACGTCATGTTGGGGGAATTCAGGCGCGAACTCACATCGTTGCCCTTCTCTTTCCCGATTGCCCTTGCCATAGATAACAGGGTCACACCCTTGTCTTTCATCACTTTTCGTATTGCCTTGTTAATTTGCATAGCTGACACACCTCCTGCGTGTAATCACTATACACTAGATTTATTTTGTTGTCAACATATTTTTGCAAATTCGCCTTTTTTGTTTTTGGCGGATTTTTCAAAATGGTCTTTTTGAATTTTGGGGAATTTACGGAGGGAACCCCGCCGACGCCCGCCGCCATATAGCCCCCACCGCCCCGCCGTGCCGCTGGGGTATACCCCAAAGCAACGGCGGACAGCACCGCAATAACACTAAAAATATTTTGCACAAACCTATTGACAACTAAACGCAATTAGTGTATCATACAATCACTAGATAAATCTAGTGCATAACACCAAAAGAAAAGCGCCCCGGCCATCACCAAACAGCCCGGAGCGCACCCCGCAAGGAGGCATATACAGTATACCACTTGCGGGGAGAGAATGCAAGGAGGATATTACAATGACAACATGGATCGTGGATCAAAAGAACTTTCAGGGCTATGCAAAAACTTGGTTAAACAAAGAGGGCGTTTGCCCGTACACCGGCAAGACCGCCGCCGACTTTGAGGCGGAGGGGTTCGCCGTGATGGATGATGCCGCATACTCCGCATATCAAACAGAGTGGGGAAATGCGCTGTGTGGCAAGTGGGTGGAGGAAACCGAGGAGGCATACAACGACGCGCTAAACTGTTTGCCGCCTGTCAAGTGGTACGCTGGCGGCTTTTACGTCTCTGAGCGGTATATTTCCAACATTTCCGCGTACCACCAGAAATTGAACGGCCACTATTACACTTGTTTGCAGCGCTGGTCAACGCCCCGGGATGCGATCCTCTCCGACCTGCAAAACTGGCTTAGCTTGAATCGTATGTGCCACGGCTGCGCCACCTATCGCAACGGCTGCGTCGGCACGAAAAACAAGGTGTGGACGGCCTGCGTCTACAAAAAGGAGGCGTAACAATGGGCCAAGATTTACTTTTCCAGTGCTGTAAGCGCCTCATTATCCAGCCCTCTACAATAACCCCCGGGAAAATCCGCTTTATCGTGATCCAATATTTGTGCAGCTTTTACCACATACCGCCGTATGATATGGCGGTATCCCTCGCAAATGACGGCTTTGAAATTCTCTTTGACAACTCCGCTATCAGCAAAGCGGAACGAGAGGCAGAGCAACGCAAATTCAACCGCGCATTAAAGGAGGCGCAACGATGAACATTAACCAGATCATGGCCGAACTGGCACAGTATATCCGGATGCAGGAAGAAGCCGCCGCAATGGTGGAATCTCTCAAAGACCAGCTCAAAGCCCAGATGCAGGCCGCCGGGGTTGATACCCTGGCAGGTGACGAACACAAGGCCACATACAAGGCCGTCACCAGCTCCCGCGTGGATACCACCGCATTAAAGCGAGACCTGCCCGAGATCGCAGCCCAGTACACCAAGACAACGACCGCCCGCCGGTTTACGTTTGCGTAAGGAGGCAATACCATGAAAGCATATTACATCCAGCATTTCCGCGATTTCTCCAACTGCTCCGCCCTGTATTGGGCGGAGCAGGGCGCACCAGTCCCGCAAGATTGGGAGCGCATCACCCGCCGCGAGGCGGAGAGCCTGTGCCGCAAAGAGCGCAGCGCCCGCCATTTTACCCCCGCATTTGCAAGCTATGCAGATGCCTATATCTTTCCGGCAGACTGGCCCACGCCCGCCGATGCTACCTTTGCCCACTACGATCCGGCCCGCTGGGTCATGTGCGGCCCCTACGTTGTCGAGGGGGTGAGCGCATGACCTTGCTTTTGATCCTCGCTTTTCCGCTGATGGTACTTGTGGAGATCGTCAAGCGTTCCAACTAAAAAAAGCCGCTCCAAACGGGGCGGCTTTCCTCTTGCCCTGGTGCGGCTCCGCTCTTTTGCTCCAATACAGGCCGTTTAAAGCCACTCTGTCGGCGTTCTTCCATGCGCCGCTGTCCCCTATATTGCCGCGCCTTCAAACGCCTTGCAACGGCCTTTATTTGCTGCCCTGCGAGGCGGTCTTTTGCGCCCTGTTTTGCCCTCTCTGCACCGGCAGAAATAGAACGCCCGTTCTTTCGATCCGTTTCTGGGAGGATTTCCGCCAGATTTTCCGCGAAAAATGCATCAGGCTCCCGCCGGTTTCTGCGCCGGTGAGAGCCTGTCATAGTCGCGGCATAGTCGCGCGAAAGTCGTTGAGATAGTCGCAAAAGTCGCAGACCATAGTCGTGAAAGTCGCTCAAAATGCTCCAATATAGTCGCGTGTACGGGATTCCGTGTATAAACCCCGTGTTTTTTCTCACCCATTTTCTCAAGTATGCGAGATTCCGTCTACTTTTCGTCGATCTCCACGGCAATATCGGTGAGATATTTCTGCTGCAAGTCCTCCGGCGATAGTTGCTCACCCAAAGGTTGGTTGGGGGTCAAGACCACTTCCTGCTTGTCCTGATAGCCCATGTTGTTTTTCATCAAAAAAATACCCGCAACCGGGTTAATCTTGCCGTTTTGCATATAATCTTCCATCTGTGCGTTCAAAATTTGATACGCTTTTTTGAGCGTGTGACGTACTTCGGCGGGCAAAACCTTCACATTGTTCTGTTTCGTTCCGTTTGCCCACCGCGTCAAAGTCTCCCGTGAAACACCGAAAGCAAGCGCTAAACCCGCTACACTAGGCTTCATATCGTTCTCTGCGCACAAGTCGAAGTAGTCTGCAATTCTGGTAGATACCTGCTCTACGCTCTCCATGTCGGGATCGTCCCATTTGAACATGGTAAGCGCGTGGTTCAGATACTTTGTATTATCGCCGGGATTTGTCTGCACGGCGCAGTCGGGGCGTTTGTTGCCTCCTGAGCCTTTTGGTCTGCCGCGTCCGCGATTGGACGTTACCTCCATATCTATGACTTTGTCGCTCATTCTCCGTCTCCTTCTTGCATCTCGCTATCCACCTGTATCAGGTCGTGACTGCTGTCACCCGCATAGAACCGCGCTGTCTTGCCCTTTACGGTGCAGGTGCATATACCGTACTCCTTTGTCATGATCTCCACCGCCACATCTGGCGGAACACAGGTAATCCGGTAGCAGACAAACGTCTGCGTGTGTTCCTTCCCTTTGATATCTCGGTAACGATCATGCAGTCTGTATTTTGCCAGCAAAGCCTTGATGTGCCGATCCAGCTCATGAATGTAGACATCAAACGCGCCGTCTGGCATTTCGCCCTTTTGGATGGTTGTGTTGCAACGCATATCGTCCTCCTATTGTTCGGCTTCCCGCTTAGATTGTCACACGCTACCGGCAACTACGCTCCGAAAAGTCGCAGCCCCTATCTCGTCTGGTCAAACCGGTCTTGACGCATCAAGACAAGCGCAGTTTTCAGCGGACATTGTCGTTTCCATGTGAGCCATGCCGCACGGTCTCACATTGTCCGGGCGCTACCCGGCCTCTGGTGCAGCATGGCTGCTCATTTGGTTTCCGGCGCACCAGGGTCAATTATCTGGCTACGGTTTTATTTGCCATGCTGTTGGGGCTATCGGTGGGATTTGAACCCACAACCTGATGCTTACGAGGCAACTGCTCTACCAACTGAGCTACGATAGCGTGTGGGGCATAAGCCCCGATAAAGTCCCTTGCGGGCGAAAACGATTCAACGTTTTCATTTTTGGCAGACTATTGCGAACTTGCGGTCTGCCAGCGCAATCACACCGCGCTGCGCCTTTTCATCAGCCGCACACTGTTTTTGCGGATTAACTGTCCGCCGCTGTGGCCACAGCTTGTGTGCACTTAACTTCTCGCGCTTCCTCGCCCGCTTGTGTGGTTGGTACGGCATTGCAGTCCTGCCCTGCTTTAGCGCTTCAAGGAAAGTCCCTGTCACTCGCTGTGGTCTCCCCTTGCGGGGCACCTATGCCGCATATGGTGCGTTTTCTTTCGGCTTTCGCCTATCCGCCTTGAGGAATCCGCACAACCCTTCGGAACTCCACGGTAAGCGCATGGCGGAACGCCTACCGCTTCAATGTTCTGGCACACTTCCGGACGGGACGCTATGTCACTTGTCCACGGTAGTGCCGCACCGCTTTTTTCGTCGCGAATTCCGTCTTTACAGGCTCCGCATTGCCCAGCCGTTTTCTAAGTGTCGGCACACTGTGGCCGGATGGGAGGTGCGACCTCCCGCCCCTGATCGTGGGGTAGCTCACGCAGTCCGGCATATATACCCGTCATATACCGCTGGCGGGTAAGCGGTTGAAAGGAAAACGATACCGTGAAAGCCGGTATGGAGGCATTGGCAGGACTCGAACCCGCAACGACCATCGACGGCGTTTCCCCGCCGTGCGCTCTTCCAACTGAGCTACAATGCCGTGTGTGCCCGCCGCCGTGCAACGACGGGCCACAGAAAGGAGAATGAAAAATGAATGCAAGCAAGATGAAATAGGAGGTGTCATAAGGCTGCACGTCCTCATAACTATTGTACCACACTTTTTGCAATGTTTATAGTGCAAAAACGCGGATTTTTCAAAGTAGTTATTCTAATTAAACACTTTTCACACCTCTTCAAAATACTTCACATCTCCAATGCTGCAAACATAAATCTGACCCTCGTGATATTCGCTGTGTCCGGCAATTTGGGGGTTGTAGAACACCGTCGCATTGCCGATATCGGCAAACATCTCGCCGTATACAAATACCTCGCAAAAGGCGTTCAATGCCGCGTCAGACACCCAGCTTGCCGGGGTAGTATACTGATACTCCCTGCATACGTCCTCAGGCGTGTAGCGGTTCCTGTTGCGATTGCAGGCGTTGAATAAGGCTTGTACAATTCCACGGCATTGGTCGGCGTCGTTTCCCGCTTCTGCGGTGACGATCTGGAGCACCTTTGTCACGTTGTAGCCAAAGGTCTCAAACTCTCGGTCTGTTCCGATGGCGGCGATCACTGCCTCCGCGCTTTTTTCCGCTTCGTCGGGGTCTTCGTATGCTTCTTCGTGTGGGCCACCCTCGATCACCAGGATCGTGCGTTCTTCCCGCTCCGGCTCCTTTACAGAAAAGCCGGTCATCACCACCAGCGCCGCCGCCATAATCAGCAGCACCCACGCAGCAGCGATAATGCGGTCATTTGTCGTTGGGTTTCGTCGTTTTATGTGGCATCATCCTTTCTCTCGCCATATGAGCAGAAATCATCATAACCACTGGCGACCATCCGGCAAGCGTATGTTTTGAACTTCCGGCAATCCTTACAGCGCACCACGACCTCTGCGTCTACGGTGGGCATTTGCCGTATCACTCGGTCAGCTTCTGTGAAACCTTCTGCCAAATTATCCAAATGCGTTTCCCCTGCCAAAATTAATTTCCGTGTCTTCTTAAATTCTGCGTCAAACAAATCTCTTACATTATCTGCATCAATCAGCCGCATCGTTGTCACCTCCGTCCATCTTCGCTACCTTCACATACGCCAATCTCAAAATATCGTCTACAAAACTGTCACAGCTGTCGCAGATATAATCACCAGAATCATCGTAAAACTGATATGCTGTGCATGGTACAGCTTTAATTCCTGTGTACAATTCCAAACGTCTGATAAATTCGCCGTAATCTAGCTCTTCAAGTTTTCTCAGCTCTTTAAACTGCTGTCTTGTGATGCTGCTCATCACTCCACCACCTCATACGTTTTCTTGAAGATGTCCGCCTTGCAGGGGAAGAACTCCCCGTTCACGCCCCGGATGATGTAGTCACCCTTTCCGCACCGCATGGTGCCCTCCAAGGTCTCGATGTCGATATATGCCGCGGTATGAGATATCTCCGAATCACCCATGAACTTTATGCACTCTTTCCAGTTCCAGCCCAGAAAGCGGATTGCCTGAATCTCCACCGGCTTCTTACGATATGTTCTGATCGCCATGTCATTTCACCTCCACATACGCCACTTCCAACAATCTGTCCACGTCGTGACTGCTGTTTCCGACGTAATCCCCGGCAGCATCGAAAAACTGATAGGAACTGCACGGCCTTGCCTCAATGCCTGTGTACTTTTTCAGCAAGCACAGGAATTCTTCATAGTCACACAGTTTAGCGTTTTTCAGCTCCCGATACTGCTCCTTTGTGATCTGCGCCATTGCGTTACCTCCTCCCATAGTCCTGCTCCCACATATCTTGCCAGTAGTCATCGTTTTGCTCTTTGCATTGCCAGCAGCATGTAAAGCAAATATTTGCATCTTCTAAATAATCCATGCTTTTGCGGTATGTGATGACCCGGCGAAACCAACGGCCACACTGAGGGCAAAACCCAAATAACTTCTGGATGATGTTGCGTTTGTCCATCACTCCACCACCTCTCCCCAGAACTTACTTCGGCAAGAATCACAACCCGCCTTAGTAAGGATATGGGTACAATGTGTTTTGCCATATGACTTATCCAGAGCTGTTGGACATATAGCAATCACGCCATCGCTTTCGACCATCGCCTCCGGCCACTGTTCCAGAAACACGCTTTGTCGTGTCTTGCGGGGATGTGCGGCAGACCATTCCTCAATAACTGAAACAATTCTGCAATCGTCGCCCATATCCAACAATGAGTTACATTCAAAGTCTTTTGCGGGACACTCACAACATTCCCCGGCATGATAATGAAAGTTGCACATCCGGTTCCGTTCCTCGATAAACTTAACCGCGTCCATAGCCGTCCTCCTTCAACTCCTCCAGCAGTTCGGTGAACCGCCTATTCCATTCCCGCACACCGCAAAACACATACACGGCAAGCGCAATCCAGATAATTGACGCAATGTCACTCATGCTCATTGTTTCGCCTCCTTGATCCGCTCCGCCAGCCGCTCCAGCTTGTACCGGCGGAATGTTTCCACCTGTCCCGCGCAGTCGAACAGCATCACCATCTGCCGCAGCATGATCTCCACGTCGGCGATCTCCTCCGCAATAGCTTCCACGTTGTCACGGCCACGACGGTGCTTACAAAGCTCCTTTGTCAGTTCGCTCATTTCCTCAATGGCCATTACCATCTGCGCCTCTGCTCCAAAGGCTTCCAGCGCCTCCCGGCAGATTTCGTCACCTTCTTGCGCCGACAGATTAAACCGCAACCCCTCGTTGGCCTGCCGCAGCGCTTCGATTGTTTTCTGCTGATTCTCGATAAGTTCAGCGGCCTGTGCGCGCGCAAGATCAATGCAGCAGACTGTGGCATCATTTAGGCCATCATCTGGGCCATCCAGCGGGCATCCCTTGCACGTCGTTTTTGCATTTGAGCAAATCCGGAGCGCCGTCACGATCTCTTCTCGTGTCATATATGCTTCCTCCTCTCAACCTGTAAAATCTTCAAAGCTACATGATGCAAACGCCGCCCTCATATTTACCCATCGGGCAAGGCGTTTCTGTTCGGCAGTCGGCTCCCCGCCGTCATAGTCCCGGTAGGGCTGGGCGAACGGCTCCACACCCATCTTTTTCAGCGCCAGCACCCGCCGATGGGATTCCTCCACGTCCTGCACCAGTACATAGCACCACATCCGCCACTGAGGTATACCGGCCTCCCGTAGATAAGCCGTGGCCTGCTCGATCACCGGCAGCATGGCGGAGGTGTCGCAGCTCATGCGCACAAACCTGATCCATTTCAGTCCCGCCAATAGCTTTGCGGTCTCTGGCGTAATGAGCCGCGCGTCCAATCCTTGATTAAAGTCCACCCGCACGGCCTCTCGCCCCATGCGGTCAATCTGCTCAAGGCCGTGGTCATGGGCCAGAACGTTGTTGTCCATGAAAATAATATCCCTGCTGTCAGGGCGCTTGATCTCCTCCCACGTTGCCGCCGGTCGGATCAGCCCCTCTTTTTTCGGAACGATACACCACGGGCAGGAACGGATACACCCACGGGTGAGAAAGCCAATAGCCGGTTGCCACGCCGGATACAGTGAGTAGTCGGGCCGCATCCGCTCCACATTGTCCGGCAGGCTTCCGTAGTCCTTGTACCCCGTACCTCCGGTGATGATCTCGTCGGCGTTGATACAGGTATCCATGTCCGGCGAGAAGGTAAATACCTTGCTCATGTATACCCGGTCATAGTGCTTAAATCCGTCCCACCACTCCACGCTGTCACCATGGGCTTTGTGGTAGGCAGACAGCCGCATTAAGGCAAGGTTAGGGAAGTTGTGACCGTCCACGTCGATCAATCCAATGTTCATGTTTTACTCCTCCCCAAACCGCATTTTCGTCACCGCAATGGGAAACGGCTCTATCTCGCTTGCCCAGCGGCAGCACTCCGGACTGTGGGTGCGGCTCCAACACAGTGGAAAACCTCCAATGCCATCAAATAAGCTCCCCAGCGTGGCGTTTTCAGGCAGATATTTTGCCATGCGGTCGATCATCCACTGCCAGAAAGGCAGGGCGATGGAGTTGCCCAGCGCTTTATACTTGGGGCTGTCGGATTCCTTGTGTTTCTTGCCCTTTTCGTCTATCCACTCGCCGATGTCGGTCCAGTGGTCAGGGAAACCTTGCAGCCGCTCGTACTCCATCGGCGTCAGGCGGCGCACCACCATGTTCTGTACCGGGTATGTCTCCCCATCCTCCCGGTACGCGCAGTTTGCTTTCGCCCGCAGCGCGTGCGCCGTGTCCGGGCACATGACCGTCTGTGCGTCGTGCATGGTGTTCAGTGTCTGGCTGACTTCCTCCGTCATGGCCGCGCCCTCGTGGGCTTGTCCGTTGCCTATGCCGTATGTCAGCGGCACTTGGTTTCCGCCCGTTCCCATCCGCGCCTGCAATGCCGGGACTTGCTCACCGCACTCACGGATGACGTCACAGGCGTATGTCATGTCCAACGCCACGCACGGCACATGGGCGTTGGCGTTCAGCGAGTGGCACGGTTTGCCAAATCTCGGCTGGCTTCCGTTCTCCCTGCTGGTGATCTGCGTAGTGTCAAAGGCCATCGCCGCCGGGGCAACCACAGCGGGCTTATTCCCGCCGCACTCGGCGTTCAGTGTAGGGGACAGCTCCTCCTGATAGCCTATGCTCCGCGCCTGTTCACTGTTGCGCGGCTTGAACCCGGCGCACAAAACGGCTTCACGGTTCATTCCACTGTTTTCGTAGGCGCACAGCGTCTGTGAAACGCCGTTTACGTCGTACACTTTCTGGCTTTGCGTTTCCCACGGTGTCAGGCATATCACCCCGTGCCGGTCGCCGGCGGTCAGCGTGGGTGATGGGTCGCCCTCCTTGCCGATGCCAAGACCGTTTCCGCTGCCATCGTGGTTGCGGCTCTCTCCGCCGCCTTGCCAGCGCGTGGCTTTGTCGTTGATGGGGATTGCCACTACCGGCTGGTTGTTCCCACTCATACCCTCCGCTGCGGTCAGTGTGGGTGCGCGGTCATCCGTCCGCAGTTCCGCGCCGCCCTGCTGGGTGGCCATGCAGAATATCGCAGGATTATTTACCCCTCCGCCAATGCCGCCTTGTAATGTAGGAGATTTCCCGTTCGTATTAAAAATGCGCTTGCTTTGGCAGTCCCAAGCCGTCATACAATCTCCGACTGCCGGATCAAAACCTGCTTCAGCAGCTTCGGCAGGTCCTTCCCCCGACGCTCCGCTCTCCGCAATATCCCCTGACAGGCTTTTGCGGTCAAATTGTATTTCGGATGCGGTGTCTCCTCCAAAATCTGCGACAACCGAGATACGACGGCGACGTTGGGGCACTCCCCAGTATTGCGCGTCGTGAGTGCGCCACACCACGCTCCATCGTCCTCCCACTTCATCGTGGTACCCCCCCCAATTTGGCCAGCCTTTTTCAGGCACTTCAATACTGGGGGCTTCCGGTTCGACGATTTTGATGATTTCTTCAAGGACGGCTGCGAAATCCTGTCCTTTGTTGCTACTAAAGGCTCCGACCACGTTTTCCCACACGAGAAACCGAGGTCTGACCATGTTACCTGTCCTTCCATTGCGTATGTCCTCCGCTCTCATTTCTTTCACGACGCGAACCTGCTCCATGAAAAGGCCGCTTCGCGCACCGGCAAGCCCTGCCCGCTTACCCGCGATGGATAAATCCTGACACGGGCTGCCGCCGGTAATGCACCACACCGGCTCGATCTCCGCACCGTTTATCTTGCAGATGTCTCCCAAATGAACCATGTCTAAATCTCCAAACACCACGCCGTACTCCTCCTTCAGCATATCCTTGATATGCCGCCGCCGGATACGGCCATCGTTGATCTCCTGTGCGATCTGCGTCAGACACTCATAGAGATACGCAAGGCTCTGCGTGTCCCGGCAGTCCGCTGTCTCCTCTTGGACATGCCAGCCGCACTTGTCCATCAGCGCCATCGCCACCATGTCCATGCACTCCCGCGTACCCATCAGGCGGCCTTGCTGTATCAGCCGCTCATCGCGGGATAGGTGCTGCTTACCCATTACTCAGCCTCCACCAGTTTGCCGTCCACCAACTTGTACCAGGTGTCCGCCTTAATGTCGGTGCCGTCTACAACAAACGCCTGCCACTCCTTGACGCCGCAATCGTCCACGTTTTCCTCGCAGATCACCAGAACAGCGTCAAGACCACCTTTGATCTTTACGTCATTGCCGCGTACAAGGCCGCAGCCATTCTTACCGACGGAAACAGAACCTCTCGATGTGGCTGCGCCCCTGTCGCCTGCCGTAGCTGCGCCGAAGTTGCCTGCCGTGGCTGCGCCCCTGTCGCCTGCCGTGGCTGCGCCGAAGTTGCCTGCCGTGGCTGCGCCCCTGTTGCCTG